CGTCAGTCAGATGAGTTTCATAACTGGGCAGAAGAACAACCAAAGTGGGTTAAGGATGCACTCTACGAGAATGCAGATGATCCCGCCTCTGTTGTAAGAATTATTGATCTATATAAGGTCGATAATGGCTTAACATCCTCTGACAAGAAAGCTGCACGTAAAGCAGCAGCTACAGCTGTCAGAAAAGGTGGTAAGTCAAAAGTAGACGTAGAAGGTACGACAGGTTCTGTGAGGGAGTCTGAGGTAGCTAAAATGTCTGCTAAGGAATTTGAATCTCGTGAAGATGAAATCAACAAAGCTATTCGTAATGGCAAGTTTATCTACGATCTTTCAGGTTCCGCACGTTAATGTGTTGACATTGTAATCTTTGTCAATATAACTAGAGGGGTATTAAGTGGGCCTCCGAAAGGACTACCCCAGTACAACCCCTCACAAAACCCTCTAAGCAAAACAGACAAGAAAGAACAACCTGTTCTAGTACAGGCCCGTACCGATATAACGTATAACTGATCCTTATACAGAATAACGGATACGCACCCTAGAAAGATCAGCCTCTTATTCCTTGTAGTTTAGCTTACTTGAACAAGGTGTATACCTTAGTTCTTTGTATACATCTTTCTTTTAAGAACAGCCAAACTAAGGAGAATTTATCATGGCTTTCGGATCAGCAGCAGGTTGGACAAACCTGCCAAACGGGAACTTCAGCCCCGTAATCTATTCAAAGAAGGTACAACTTGCCTTCCGTAAATCAACAGTAGCTGGTGACATCACCAACTCTGATTACTTCGGTGAAATCGCCAACCAAGGTGACACAGTTCGCATCATTAAAGAGCCAGAGATTTCTGTATCTTCATACTTGCGTGGTACTACAATCACACCACAGAGCTTGTCAGACGATGACTTCTCTCTGGTTGTAGACAAAGCCAACTATTTCGCCTTTAAGGTGGACGATATCGAAGAGGCTCACTCACACGTAAACTTCATGGATTTGGCAACAAACCGTGCAGCTTATCGTTTGGCTGACCAGCATGACCAAGAAGTCTTGGGTTACCTGTCAGGTTACGCACAGTCTGCTCTGCATACAAATGCTGACGCAGTTAACGCAACTGTTTCAGGTACTGTTGCTAACGCATCTGCAGGTACAGACGAATTGTTGGCTTCCAACAAACTGTCACGTCCAGACTTCGGTAACATTGCTACCCCAGGTACATCTGGTGACTCAATCCCTGTTGCAGCACGTCTGCCAGGTGCGACAGCCTTGCCAACTGACTACGTTTCTCCAACAATGTTGATTGCTCGTATGGGCCGTTTGCTGGACCAACAGAACGTAGACAAAGCAGGTCGTTGGGTTGTAATCGATCCCGTCATGATGGAAATCTTGATGGACGAAGACTCACGCTTGTTGAACTCTGACTTCGGTGATGCAGGTGCATTGCGTAACGGTCTGGTTCTGAACAACTGGAACGGCTTCCGTGTCTATGTTTCTAACAACTTGCCTGTTGTTGGTACTGGTGCTGATACTACAGGTACAGCTGCTCAGTCCACAAACTACGGTGTTGTTGTTGCTGGTCATGACTCAGCTGTTGCAACTGCAGAGCAGATCAACAAGACTGAATCTTACCGTGACCCAGACTCCTTCGCTGACATCGTGCGTGGTATGCACCTTTACGGCAGAAAGATTCTGAGACCAGAAGCTCTGGTCAACGCACGTTACAACTTGGCGTAACATAACAGAGAGGGCTGGTCAAGTACTGGCCCTCTTACTTACACGTAGGATGTAGAATGGCGTATAATTATATCGATATCACAAATGAAGTCATTGCACGTTTTAATGAGGTACCTCTTACTGCAGGTACTTTTGCCACGTCTAGGGGCTTTCAAACACAGTGTAAGAATGCTGTGAACGATGCTATTCACTACATCAACACAAAAGAGTTCAGCTGGCCTTTTAACCACACAACAAATACACAGGTTCTCGTTGCAGGGGATACTCGTTATACTACCCCAACCAACTCGAAGAACGTAGACTACGACACATTCCGTCTTACCCGTGATCCAACTCTCGGATGTGATGGAGGTGCTTTGGGTCTTATTGACTATAAAGACTACATGGATAAGTTAGTTGTACAGGAAGACACATCAAATGTAGGTGGTGTTCCTACGCATGTATTCCGTACACCAGATAACGGATTTGGTTTGTACCCTTATCCAGATAAAGCCTACGAATTAAAGTTTGAGTACTACCTTTATACAACACCTCTAGCTTTAGCTAACGATGTCCCTCTTATCCCAGAACAGTACAGACAAGTTATTGTAGATGGTGCCACAGCTTTTGGATACCAATACCGTGGAGAGTCTGGTCAACACCAACTTAACTTCCAACGTTTCGAACAGGGTATCAAAAGTATGCAGAGCCTTTTATCTAATAGGGCTGACTACATCAGATCTACTGTCATTAATAGAAGCCCCGTGGGTACATTCGTAGGATAAGATATGGCAGATGAATCAAACCTAAGCCCCTATATCTTTCCTCTTCAAGGTGGGCTGGTACTCAACCAGTCTACTTTTGCTATGCAACCTGGGATGGCTTTGGAGTTAGAGAACTTTGAGCCTGACACTAAAGGTGGGTACAAACGTATCTTAGGTTACGAGAAGTGGGACAATAACGAAGTACCTTATACGTATGCAGTTACTGAACCAGTTCTTATGTCTGCTTACTTTAAGGGTGAGGTTATTGCTGCTCGTGGGGAATCTATCTACAGATCACAGGGTGCCAGTGATTTAATTGATGGACCTCTAACAAGTACAGCTACTACAATTCTTGTGGATACTACTGCAGGTTTCTCTAGTACAGGTACACTCATCATCAATGGTGAGCAGATTACCTACACAAGTATAACCCCTAACCAATTCCTTGGTTGTACTCGTGGTGCTAACGGCACAACAGCTGCAGCACATGCAGACAATGATCCTATCTACCAGTTCTGGACACAGATTGATACAGGCAGAACAAATGCAGGTAAGTATGTGTTCCACAGATATAATAGGTCAGGCACTGCTTACATCATTTGGGCTGATGGAGCTAACCCTGCATCTATCTATGACGGCACAACAATAACTGACATCACTGGTACAAATGCTCCTGCAGATCCTAGTATTGTTGTTGGCTTTAAAAACCATGCTTTCTTTGCTGGTATGTCTAGCAATCCACAAGAGCTAGTCTTTAGTGCTCCCTACAACTTCAATGACTTTAGTCCAGCTAATGGTGCAGGTACTATTGCAGTAGACAGCCCAATCACAGCTTTAGTTGTCTTCCGTCAAGAACTATATGTCTTTGCAGAAGAACGTATCTATAAGATTAGTGGCAACACTGTGTCTGACTTCGTAATGCAGCCTGTTACACAAGAGATTGGTTGTCGTGCTGGTAATACTGTACAGGAATTTGCTGGTGATATCCTATTCTTAGGTCCAGATGGACTACGTAGTATTGCTGCTACAGAACGTATCGGTGACGTTGAGTTGGGTACAATCAGCTTACCTGTACAGGAACGTTTCGATAGACTGGGTGACGTATCTGAGTTTGACTCGATTGTTATCCCTGACAAGACACAGTATCGTATCTTCTTTACGGATAGAAGTAACTTTACACAAACACAGACCAAAGGGATTATCTGTGTACGTAAAGGTGATAACTACGAGTTTGGTGAGACTAAAGGTATTCAGCCTTCTTGTACAGACAGTACTATCTCTGGTGGTCAGACCTATGCTATCCATGGTGGCTACGATGGTTTTGTCTATCGTCAAGAAAAGGGTAATACCTTTGATGGTACAACAATCATTGGTCGTTACCGTAGTCCAGACATTACAGCAGGTGATGCAGGTATTCGTAAGGCATTCCACAGAGTAATCATCAACTACGCACCAGAGGGTATCATTAACGCAGACTTGTTCTTAAGGTACGACTACGAGTCACCTTCAGCACCAAGACCTGCAGCATACCCATTTGACTCAACAAAGGTTGTAGCTATCTACGGTACATCCAGGTTTGCTACAGCCACATACGGTGGTCAAACTAACCCACTTATTAGACAACCTGTGGAAGGCTCAGGCTTTGCTGTTGCCCTTCGTGTGGTAGATAACGGAGTTTCAGTCCCTTACTCACTAAAGGGCTTTCAGCTAGAATACGAAATAGGAGCTAGGAGATAAGATATGGCAGGTTATATACGCCAGAGTACTTATAGGGATGGGGACATTATCCTTGCGGCAGACTCGAATGACGAGTTTGACCAGCTGGTTGCTGCCTTTGATGGCAACACAGGCCACAAGCACGATGGTACTGCAGATGAAGGTCCAGTCATCTCTTTGTTGGGTGATGGTGGTCTTACTACACCTCTGAACAAGATTGAGGTTGATACCCTAGCTGATACTATTCGTTTCTTTATTAATGATACTGGTGTCGCAACAGAGCAGTTCACTCTTATCAATGGGGCTATTATCCCCACTACAAATAACGATATCGACTTAGGTAGCCTAACGAATAAGTTTAAAGATGGTTACTTCGAAGGTAGCTTGACTGTAGACGGTGACATTACTCTTGGTGGTAACATTACTATCGGTGATGCTAACACAGACAGTGTGACAGTTAATGCTGATATCGACTCTAACTTTATTCCTAATGTAGATGATGCCTATGACTTAGGTAGTGCTGCTCAGGAATGGAGAGACCTGTACATTGACGGTATAGCTAATATCGATAGTCTGATTGCTGATACAGCAGACATCGACGGTGGTACTATTGATGGTACTATTATTGGTGCTACAACTCCTGCAGCTGGTGACTTCACAACACTAGGTGTCTCAGGTATCGTTACCTTTGGTAGTGACTTAAACGTAACAGGTAACCTTACTGTAGACGGCAACACTACTCTTGGTGATGCTGCAACAGATACAGTTACCTTTACAGCTGACGTAGATTCAGACATTATCCCTGCAGTAGGCAGTACGTATTCCTTGGGTGATGCTACAGACTACTGGGCTAATGCTTACATTGATGCTATCACAACATCAGGTAACGTCATTGTAGGTGGTACCCTAGTAGTCACAGGTAACCAAACCAACACTGGTGACCTTACAGTAAATGGTAATACGACACTAGGTGACGCAGCTACAGACACAGTTACCTTTACTGCAGATGTAGACTCAAACATCATTCCAAGTACTAACAACACATACGACTTAGGTGCTGTAGGTTCTGAGTGGAAAGATTTATATATCGACGGTGTTGCTTACATTGACAACTTGACAATCGGCACCTCTACTGGTATAACTAGTGTTGATACTGACCTTACTGCTGTAAGTGCTCTTGATGATACTCTGGCCTCTGCTAAAGCTATTAAGACTTACGTAGATGCACAGGTTACAGCACAAGACCTAGACCTTCAAGGTGACTCAGGTGGTGCTCTTTCTGTTGACCTGGATTCAGACACACTGACTATTGCTGGTGGTACTGGTATCACAACCACAGGTGCAGGTACAACAGTCACAGTAGACATCGACTCTACAGTAGCTACACTAACAGGTACTCAGACACTTACCAACAAAACACTGACAGCCCCTGTTGTTACTGGTGGTACAGTAGACAATGCTATTATCGGTGGTATTACTCCTGCAGCCATTACAGGTACAACTGTTACAGCCACTAGCTTTGTAGGGCCACTTACAGGTAATGTAACAGGTAACGTAACTGGTACCGTAACTGGTACAGTATCATCTTTAAGCAATCACGACACAGGTGACTTAGTCGAGGGTACAAATCTGTACTACACTCAGGCACGTTTCGATTCTGCCTTTATTGCTAAGTCTACTACAGATCTAAGTGAAGGTACAAACCTTTACTACACAACTGCTAGAGCTAATACAGACTTTGATACACGTCTAGCCACAAAGTCTACAACAGACTTGACAGAAGGTACAAACCTGTACTATACTTCTGCAAGAGCAGTAAGTGACATTAACACAACCGTCAATAAGTCTTTCGTAGATGCTCTAGGTGTAGATGCTGCAACACTTGGCGGTGACAGTAAAGCAACCATATTAGCACAAGCACAAGCAGATGCTCTAGCCTTGAGTATTGCGTTAGGATAAGATAATGGCAAACACATTCAAAAACTATACATCATCTTCGGTAGGTACAACACCTGTCACGACATATACAGTCCCAGCTGCAACAACCTCAGTTATGATTGGTTGTAACATTGCGAACACCACAGGCGCACAGATCACAGTAGATGTACAAGCTGCTGGGGTTTACCTTGTTAAAGGTGTTCCTGTCCCTGCTGGTTCTGCTTTGTCTGTCTTAGATGGTAAGATCATCCTAGAGGCAGCAGATACCATTGTCGTAACCAGTGATACGGCAACTAGCTGTGACGTTATCGCATCAGTGCTGGAGCAAACATAATGAGTAGACAGAGTGAACTGGCAGAACTTGGTCGGATTTACAATGATGGGGCTTTGTCGAACAGGAATGCCGTAATCAATGGGGAGTTTTCTGTTAGCCAGCGTGGGGATTATACATCTGCCACTGTGATGACTGACAATGCGTACACGTTAGACCGCTGGAAAACTTACAAAGGAGGTGGAACAGCAACCTTTCAAGATATGGGCGGCTCGTTGAAGCTAACGGCAACTTCTGCTTACACTGGCACATTGAGTATTAGGCAGCATGTAGAGTGGCTAAACTTAAAGACACGGGTGGGTCAGACGTTTACTCTTTCTACATATATGAAAACAACATCGTCCAATGCCCGTGTATTAATATACGATGGCACAGGCTGGACAACAGGTGCTACTGCGCATAGCGGATCAGGGCAGTGGGAGTTGGTGACGCTTACTTTTACTATGCCGAATGCTTCATCTTATGGCTCCATTCTTGTGGCTGTAGGTATTGACGGAATTAACAGTGCTAACGTAAGCATTTCTAACGGTGAGAATGTTGAGATTAAACAAGTCCAACTTGAAGTAGGTGACACAGCCACTCCATTCGAGCATGAGCCATATTCGGTAACGCTTCAGAAGTGCCAAAGGTATTTCTATAAATTCTGGCATGATAACTCCGCTAACGGCCCTGCTCTATCTATGATTGGAGCCTACTGGAATGCTACAGAGCATTATTGTTCCCTACCGCTGACCACGCCCATGAGGGCAAAACCTTCTTTATCCTACTCAGACCTTCAGGCGTTAAGGGTTTTCGGGTCAGGGACATCTAACAGTTGTTCGAACATTGGAATAGACGCTTTCGGCGTAACGTCTTTAGAGTTAAATGTATCTTCTTCAAATACAGCAGCATCTGCTTTCGTTAGGATAAACGACAGTGATGATTGGTTAGCTTTGGATGCGGAGTTATAAGCATGGAACAAATGACAATTACAACGGCTCAATATGTACTAGGCTTACATGGAACCAACACATCCATCCGTGCCACCATTGATGGGCAAGAACTATTCGTCCCACTTGACCAAGCCAATAGGCACTATGCAGAAATTATGAGACAAGTAGATGAAGGTTTGCTTGTAATTCAGGAGGCCGAATAATGGCGGGATATATTGGTAGCAAAGCTGTAGTTGTCTCTAACGGTGCTGAACGTAAAAAGACGTATAGCATCACAGGCACAACCACTAGCTTGACTGGCTTGAGTTACACAGTGAACCAAGTGCATGTGTTCCACAACGGTGTACGCCTAGTGGATGGCAC